TGGTATGAGTATTAATAACTCAATGGATGCAATTATTTCAAGAACTGTTACTTTTCAAGGAACTGGTGCATTAACTGTAGGTACTGTATAATCCTAATTTATGCGATTAATAGATTCTGCGAAATCTCATTTTGAGTCTTTAGGTGTTCAGCATCTTGAAGTAGAAGAATGGAAAGACGAAGCTGGTAATCCAAGTATAATATATTGGAATCCAATAACTCTTTCTGAAAAGAATAAACTTTTTAAAAAGTCAGATAATCTTAATGATGTAAGTATTCTTGCTGATATTCTAGTTATGAAAGCACTAGACAAAGAGGGTAATAAACTTTTTACATTAGAAGATAAACTTGCTTTAATGCACAAAGTAGATTCTGATATTCTATCTAGGATAGCTTCTGAAATGGTAAAAGCTATCAATCCTGAAGAAGTAAAAAAAAACTAAAATCTGATCATCAATTAAAGAATTGTTTTATTTTAGCTGATAGGTTAAAAATATCTTTACAAGAAGTTTTACAAATGGAAGAATGGGTATATAATCATTGGCTTGGTTATCTTCTATTAGAACAAGAAGAACATGAACATAGTATGAATAAAGCAAGGCATAAATAATGGCACAAAATTTAGTATTAAATGTATTAGCAAGAGATAAAACAAAACAAGCATTTAATAGTGTTCGTGCTGGTCTTACTAATTTAAAAGCTTCTATATTTTCTGTTCAATCAGCTTTAGTCGGAATAGGTGGTGGACTTGTAGTTAGATCAATTTTAAAAGTAGGTAGTGAAGTAGAAAATCTTGGTATTAGATTTAACTTTTTATTTGGTAATGTTAAAGAGGGTCAAAAAGCATTTAAAGGTTTGATAGATTTTGCTGGAAAAGTACCTTTTTCACTAGATGAAATATCATCAGCCTCAGGAAGTTTAGCAGTTGTTTCTAAAGATGCAAATGAACTACAAAAAATATTAAAAATTACAGGAAATGTTGCATCTGTTACAGGATTAGATTTTAGAACAACAGCAGAACAAATACAAAGATCATTCTCATCTGGTATTGGTAGTGCAGATTTATTTAGAGAAAGAGGTGTTAGAGCCTTATTAGGATTTAAAGCTGGAATGAATGTTACTACAGAAGAAACAATAAAAAGATTTGAAGAATTATTTGGAGAAGATGGAAGATTCTCAAAAGCAACAGAAGTATTAGCAACAACCTTTACAGGAACACTATCAATGCTTGGAGATAAACTCTTTAAGTTTAAATTAGAAACTAACGAAGCTGGTTTTTTTGATTTTATAAAAAATGCACTTGTAGTTACTAACAGATTAATTGAACAAAACGCACAAGCATTAAGTAGTTTTTCTAGTGCTGTTGGTCAAGGTATGGTTAATTTTATTAAACAATTTATTTTAGGTATGGCTGGTTTATTAGATTTAGTAGCACCATTATTTAGAATAATTAATAATGGTTTAGCTGGTTTAATTGAAGTAGTTAAATCACTTCCAGCTGGAATGAGAGAGTTAGGTATTATTGGATTCTTAATGTTAGGCAGAGGTGGAAAAATAGCAGTTGTTGGTATTTTAGCATTAATTAAAAAAATGGGATTAGATTTAGATGAACTTACTAACAAAATATTTGGTGCAAAAGATGATGAAAGTATGGGTGGTATGTTTAAAAAAGCTAATAAGTTTATGGAACTTATTGATGAAAATATAATTGCATCTAAAAAATCTATGGACGCACTAATGAAAAGTGCAACTAACTTTAAAGAAGAAACTAAAAAAGCTGGTCTGTCTTTACAACAAATTAAAGAAAATATTTTAGAAGCATTTAAAAAAGATTTTGAATCTATAAATAAAACAATATCAGATATTGCAACTGGTGGTCTTAAAGCCTTTTCTAAAGGTTTAGCAGAATCTTTAATTCTTGGAAAAGATTTAAATATGACAATGAAACAATTAGCACAAAGAATTTTAGTTGAAATTTTAGCAATTACAATTCAAATTATTATTCAAGAAAAAATTAAAAATTTACTTAAAAAAGATGAACTGCAAACAAATCATAATATAGAATCGTCATTAAAAAGACAAATTGGATTACAAGCTACTCTCTCTGCTTTTGGTGGCATTGGTGGTTTCTTTGGTGGACTATTAGGTTTTGCTAAAGGTGGTGCAGTATCTAAAGGACAACCAATTATGGTTGGAGAACAAGGGCCAGAATTATTTGTACCAAACCAAACAGGACAAATTACACAATCTGCTAGAGGCACAGATACAGGAACAACAAATGTTAATTTTACAATTAATGCAGTAGATGTAAAAGGAGTTGAGGAATTACTATTAGATAATAGATCAACTATTGTAAATGTAATCAATGGAGCATTAAACGATCAAGGCAAAGAAGCATTGGTCTAATATGAAAAAGTATAAAATAACGCATAAAATAAATGCAGATTTTATTGCTGAAGTAATTGTTAATGAAGATCAAATTGATAGTTCAATTAATGATCTGAAAGAATACAAGAAACCTAATAGTAAATTTGAATATACTATGTTAAAAGGTACAGAAAACGTAACCCAAACAACTTATGAAGAAGTTAATGAAGATAACAATAAATAAAAGGTATTAATTATGAGTGGCACATATCCTACATCTCCCGTTTTTTCTTCATTAGGCTTTAACAGTACACAAGCCACTAAAATTACAACAACAGATAGTGGTAAGGTTTTTGCTACACAAATAGATGGTCAAAGGTTTAAATTTTCAGCTTCATATCCACCAATGAGAAGAACTGTTTTTTCTCCAGTTATTGCTTTTATAATGCAACAAAGATCACGAAAAGAAACATTCCAAATTACTTTGCCTGACCTTAGCAATGCAAAAGGAGATGTATCTGGTATTATAAGCACAAGAGCAAGTGCAAGTGCTGGGGCTACTACTGTTGATATACAGAACATAACAGGAACAATTAAAGCTGGAGATTTTATAAAGTTTAATGGTCATACAAAAGTTTATATGGTTGTATCTGATGCAACAGCAGATGGAAGTAATGAAGCAACACTAACTATCGAGCCACCTTTAAGATCAAGTGTAGCTTCTGATGAAACTATATTATACGATAATGTTCCATTTACTGTTAGACTTGCAAATGATGTTCAAGAATTTTCAACAAGTCAAAATGATATTTATAGATTTGAAGTAGATTTTATAGAGGCTTTATAATGCCCAGAGGTTTATCTACAATACTCCAAACAGAAATTGCAAAGCAATCAATTAAACCTATTGCATTAGTTCAAATTAAATTTCCAACTACACAAAGATTTACAAATCATTATAAAGATATTGAAGTATCTGAAATATGGGATGATGCTTTAGGCTTATGGGATGATAGGGCTGGTAATTGGGATAGTGGAATAACTTATCTTGCAAGTTCTCATTTATTAAGAATATCTGCAAAGTCAGAAAGTTCTACACTAAATGTCAATTCTTTTAACATAGAATTATCAGCAGTAGAAAGTACATTTACATCAATACTACTTAATAACAATGTTTCTAATGATGAAGTAGCAGTAGATATAGGCTTTATAAATGATAGCGAACAATTAATAGATGTATTTAATTATGCAAAAGGATTTATAGATAATTTTAGCATAGATACTGATAGTGGAATTATAAATATAAATTGTACTTCTCATTTTGGAGATTTTAGTAGAGTTACAGGTCGTAAAACAAACGAGGGTAGTCATGGTAGATTTTTTGAAAACGATACTGATAGCTTTGAGTTTAGTTCACAAACTATAAGAGATTTAAAGTGGGGTAGAGAATAATGGGATTTTTTAGTAGTATTTTTAAAGCTATAACAAGTATCATTACTGATGTTATTAGTTGGATAATTCCTATTCCTGATGTTCCTGATATTGGTCAAAATGAATTTGAAAAAGGTATCTTAGTTAATAAACAATCTAATAACGCATCTGTTCCTGTAGTTTATGGAACAAGATTATTAGGTGGAACAAGAACATTTATAGAAGTTGAGGGAGACACAAATCAATATTTATATATTTGTTTAGTTTTATGTGAGGGAGAAATTAGCAATATTTTAAAAGTTAAAGTTGATGATAGTGATGTAACCTTTGATGCAGACTTTCAACATGGTGTAACTGCAACATCTGATGACGAGAGATTTGGAGCAAATATAAAAGTACAACCATTCTTTGGTAAAGACGATCAAGTACAATCCACTTTATTAAATGAAGATACAAATTGGAATAGTAGTACAAACAGAAAATTAAAAGGCATTTGTTATCTTGCTGTACGTTTAGAGTGGGATCAGG